ACATAGAACATCTGCAAGATGCCCTCTGCGCGGTCAGTGCCGCTCAAATCAGGATCACTCAGCATTACGAAGATATCGAGGATAACGCGAAAGTCCGTGCGGATCTCATAGCTCTCTCCGCCGATTTCGACGGAGGTAGGCAAGCCCCAATTCATCGGCGATACTTTGCCGTGTACTTCTGAATGCGCGGATTCGTGGCTTTCTGCTCACGAGCAAAGGCGCTGTCCGTCTCATCCATCAGCGCAAGCAGGAAATTTGTCCATACATGCAGGCCGTCCGCCATCGCATAAAGGTTCATGCTGCCAAAGATGCTGTCACACACCGGCTCTTCAAAAAGGCCGTCGATGATCTCGCGCATCTCCTTGTCGCGGCGGTCGGCAATGTTGAAAATCTCAACGCGGTCGCCGCACTTCTGCACCTCATCTGCGTATTTATCCTGCTTCTTGTCCAGTGTGTCAAACGCGTTGTAAAGACGCTGGATAAATGCGCCGTCAGTCGGGTTGAATCGAATGATCACATCGCCCTTAACACCGTGCACGGTGTATTCCTGCACACCGTTCGCAAAACTAAGTTCCATATTTATCTCTCCTTAAATTTGTTTTCAGGAAGCTTTGTATCAAAATGTTGATCTCTGCCGCTTATCGAAAATCAGAAGTTCTCCACGGCCTCGCCCGCGAGATCGTCCCATTTTTCGCTCATGCTGACAATTACACCGGGCGATTTGCGCCGGTAGCCGTCCCCGTCGCCGCAACTGTCAGAAATTGCCGAAATGCTGTCCCATGCCCGCATGACTGCGCCCTCCCCGCTCTGGCAGTCAAGAGCGATAGCGTTAAGGGCTGCGGCCTCTCGGCGGCTGTCCGTAGTCTTTGCGGCTTCGGCTGCGTAGTGACCAACTAACTTTAACATGGTGTGGTTGCTGTCGAATCTCTCCATGAACGCGGCGTAATCAGCCGGGGAAAGAACGCCGGTTTTCATCAGCTCAAGGGCGTTATTGTCGATTGCGTCAGGGTTTGCAATATTGGCGGCGCGCACTGCCTGTTCCAGCTCGGCGCGGATCGTGCGGCGCGTGGCCTTGAAGTTGTCCCAAACGCGGGCGCTCACCTCGTTAAAAATGGCTTCTGCGTCATGCAGCTTTAGCGCTGCGCGGGTTGTTCTAACCTGCTTTTCCTCGGCGCTGTCTCCGGGCTTCCATGCGTTAGCGTCACGGCTGGCCTGCTGCGCCTCTTGGAGTGCGCGGAAAGCGGTGTTGTATTCGCTGCGGGCTTCTTTGAAAGCTGTATCGAGCTTTCGGGCGTAAATGTTAAACTGGCTCATGGTGTGTTCTCCTTTCCTTACAGTTGACCGCGCAGCATAGCATTGAAAAGAGCGCTGCTGGCCTTACTGTCCTTTGCTTTTTCCGTCAGCTCTGCCGCGTACTTCTCAATGGTCGCGCCCAGATCGGACGCGGCAATACGATTTGCGGAAAGATCGCGGCGGGCAAGTGCGGCGGCTTCTTCATCGATATTGTGCTTGTCTACGCTGTCAAGGCTCACGCTGCTGCGGATTGCTTTATAGTTTTCGCTCTGTGCCTTGCGCTCCTGTTCCTCTCTCCGTGCCTGGTATTCGACTTTTAGGCGGCTTCTGGCGGCTCTGTATTCAGGGCTGCTACGCTCCAACTCGGCGCGGGTGCAAGCGTCCAAATACGCCTCGTCGCTGTCATAGTCGCCGCGCTTTACAAGGTCAAGGGCGCTACTCAAATCAAAGCCGAAAGCGGCCTTTGCCTTTACTTCTACGCTCTCGCGGGTTTCAATGTTGGCCTTAAAGTCCATAATAAATTTCCTTTCTTTTTTATGTGCTATTGCGCTGTTTTTCTTAAAGGTCGATAATGATAACACATTCGCAGTCTGATAAATAATCTCGTGCTGCCTGTTCCGTTTGGAACACCTTTTCAGGGCTTTGCGGCGCTCTACAAGCCGCCCATGCGCCATTTTCAAGCAATGTCATAATTGCTATGCCCGTTTGCTTCTGCGCTGCAATCTCCTGTAAACGGGCAAGGCGGGCTTTAATGCTGTTATTCAAAGGCTTTACCTCCGATCTCGTCGCTTTCCAAGTTGGTTTATTTCTTCATGTCGTCGGCAACTGCTTTTTTCGCTGTTTGCACCCATTTGTCAAGGTTCTGTGCTTTAGATGCCTCAAGCCAATGTGATTGTGCTTGCTGGTGGAAGTCCTTTCTAAACACAAGGTTTTTATCTGTTAGCACCTTGTGTTCGCCTTTCCTTACCCAAGCACTCCCTGTTTCTGCATCGACCATAAGTTTACCGTAGTAAAGATAGCGAGCATAAGGGCCTGGATATATAACACTGTTCCCGACTACTCTTGCTCTGTTTGTTAGCCCTGCTGCGTTGCCGGCGGCCGGGACAAACGGTGCGGTATCACTCAATACCTGTCCTGCAACTTCGTGTTCTGCTTTCGTACAAGCCTTTGCAATAGCTTCTTTTACTGTGTCCATACCAGACACATCAACCTTAAATTTTAGTGCCATAAATCGTCACTCTCCAACGTTGGCAATTCCAGCTTGCCGCGCTCAATGGCTTCATCAAGCATTTCATAGAGGGACGCGCTCAGTCCGTCTACTCCCTCAACCGGGTGCGGATAAAGAACAATGTGCCGCCCGTCATGGGTGTATGCGCCGTGTTCCAGCAAGTAGGAAAAAGGATCTTCCGACGTGCGGAACTCACCGCCGCCCTCGACGATGAAGACCGTCTCATCGGCTGACAGCGACCTGAGGTATTCCCGCAGCGCCGCAAGGCGGATATCAAAATTTTTCTTCATCGCTGTTCCTGCTCCCTTCGCCATGCTTCAAGCTCGTCAAGCTGCTGCATGATGTCTGTGATCTCCGTGTACTTCACCGTCTGCCGTAAAATCTCTGCTGCGGCGCTTACGCGGGTCTGTGCGGGCGCGTCTGCATCCTGCATGATCGTTGCCAGCGTATCCGCCGCGGCGTGCGCCCGCTCTTGCAGCACATTCCGCGCTGCTTCGGTTCGCTCGCGCCGTGCCTCGTTATACTTCTGCATAAACTCAGGGTCGCGTTTTCGGCGATAGATCGTCTGCTCGTTGATCTCGAGCTTTGCCGCCGCGCTCCGCACCGTCGCGGAGATCAAGAGCGCGTCAATAATGGTCTCGTCCCGAATTTTCTTTGACAAAGTTTGAAAAGCCCCCTTTCCGGCTTTGTTTTTTCTGACGTTGCATCGTTCTTTCAACGGTAAAATTCCACTAACGGCTTTCGAATGCGCGGATGCCGCAAGGCTCGCAGCGCTTCCCGCCTCAACTTTGGGTCTGGCTTTCGTCCGAACCAGAATTCACCGATGATTGCCGCGCGCTGTGCATCCGGCAGTTGTGCAAGTGCCGCTTGCACAGCCTGTTGAAAATCCCGTTGTTCGACGTCCTCAAAGGCTTCTGCCGCCGCTTCATCTGAGATTGTGTCACCAATCGTCAGGTCGCTGTCCTCGTCGCCTATCGGCTCGTCCATCGACCGGCAAACAGTGTTGATGGGGTCACATCGCGCCCGCTGAGTTCTCTGCCCGCAGGCTTCTGTGAACTCCGCCTTGAGCTTAATGCCGTACAGCGTGAGAAATTCACCCTTGTTCACATCCCATGTCGGTAGCGTGTCCATGAGGGAGATAAAGGCCACTTGCAGAAGGTCGCTTTCCTCGACACCTGCGCGGCCTTCCATTGCCCGTGCCCACCTCAAGGACTGCTGCCATGCAAAGCGTTCAACCGCCGCCCAAAGGCTTAGAATGTCCGCCTCGCCCGCCTGCACCGCTGCTGCAATTTCGCTTGTTCGCTCGCCTTGTGTGGCAAGTGGTTTTGCTTGCATATCCGCTCCTCCTGTGGTAAAATCAGAATTGACAATTCGAACTCACCACAAGAGCGGTCCTCCCCGATTTGGGGAGGGCTTTTTTATAAACGGAAATGTCTGTTCATTGCCCGCTCGAATTTATCGCGGTCATCAACGGGCAGGTGCGGGATAAGCAGGTGCTGCAGTTCGTCACGCTGATGGTAGCGGTCACGCTCACAGCGCGCGGGCTTGGTTGATTTTAGAATGCTGTACGCTTCCAAGATAGTCATAAATCCTCCGCCATAAAATTTGAATTTTGACCATCTTTTCTTTCTTCTCTCCTCCGATATTCATGTGCCACCCTCCAAAAATCCGCCCCGGCGTTTTTTCTCTGGCTCGCGGTACGGCTCCGAAAGCTCGGTGAATTTTTGATGTGCGCCGTCAAAGGTCATCTGCACAACACCCTGCCGCCCGCGGCGGTTTTTGGCAACAGAAACCCCGATTGTACCAGAATCGTCAATGCGCCAGAGAAACAGCACCTTCGAGCCGTTTTGCTCCAACTCCCCCGAATCCCTCAGGGAAAGCAGCGTCGGGCGATCTGTATCGTTGACACCTCGATTGAGCTGTGCTGCTGCGACGATGGGGATTTGCAGCTCGGAAGCAAGGTTTTTTAAGTCGCGGCTGATCTGTCCGAGCTCAAGATTTCGACTGTCTGCACGGCGGTCGGCCTGCATCAGGCCGAGATAGTCGATGACGATCAAGTGCAGATTTTGAATGGTCGCCGCCGCACCTCTAATTTTGCTCACTGTCACGGCTGGCTTGTCCCAAAAATGAAGCGGCAAACGTTCCAGCCGATTCGACACGGCTGCAATATCCGTCCACGTCTCATCGTTCAGGTCGCGGTCGATCAGGTTATCCATCGTCGCCATACTGCGGCGCACAAGCAAGCGCTCGGTCAACTCGGAAGCATTCATTTCCAGCGAGACGAAAAGCGTCTCGTTTCCGGCTCGAGCTGCACTTTCTGCAAGGTCGAGCAGAAAAGCAGACTTGCCGACCCCTGGGCGAGCACCGACGATGATGAGCTGTCCCCCCTCGAACCCCTTCAAAATGCTATCCAATTTTGGGAACCCCGTATCGATACGGGCCTGCTCCTGCGCTGAAAGGCTATGCAAGGTCTCTGTAAGAGCCTGCGAGACACTTTTCAGCCGTCCGCCCGCATTGTCAAGGATATGTGCCTTACAGAGTTCAGCAATCGCTGTCGCCGGATTCTCTTCATTGAGCGCCGCAAGCACCCCATCGCGCAACCGCTTTTCCGCTGCGTGCTTATGTAGCAGGCGGGCATATTCCTCCGCGTGTGCCACGGTAGGCGTCACGTCGATGCACTCGGCGAGGAACTTACGAGGGTCATCCACAAGCCCACGGAGGCCGTCAGCGGCGATGTTCGCGTCAAATGCCTTACCCCGTGATACTGCGCTGTCCGCAGCGTCAAAGACCGCAGCGCAGGCGGAAATGGAGAAGTCTTCGATGTTTACGATTTGCCGAAGTTGCAATACCCGTTTGGGTTCAAGACAGACCGTCGCGGCCAGCGAGTATTCAAGAGCCGAGGTGTCCTGCATCATGTACCGCCTCCCATCTTCGCCAAGAGTTGGGTATATTGCTTTCTAAACTTGCCCCCTGACAGGATGTTGCTCTGCCAGAATGAATCAAACTGTGAAAACTGTAAAACCTTATCGATGTCCTCCCAGCTGTGCCCATCCAGTCGATGGCACTTGTCGAAGTCCGCCGCCCAATTCTGCAAGGTCGTTTCTGAATGCGCCGTGCAGTTCGGTAAACGATCTTCGATCTGATCCGCAAGCCAGCGCGCAGCGCGGTATGGAAGCGAATCGTGCTCAAAAACCTTCTTCAATCTCTTCGTTCCGGCGGGAGGCGGAACAAAAGAAATATCTTTATCTTTTTCTTTTATACGACTGACCGCTTTTGATACTGATACACTGCTCGATGTACTTACCGTTTCACTGTCAAAAACACTGCCCGATTCACTGTCGGTTTCACTGACTTTTCGGGGGGTATATTTTAGCCGGTAAGTGTTTGGAGAACGCTTTTTGCCCCGGCTATATTCAATTAATCCAGCAGCAACAAGGCTATCCCTCGCCGCGATTGCTACCCTCTCCGTTCGCGTGTCGAGCATAGACATGAGCCGGAAGTTATCGATCTGTACCTGCTCCGGCCATCGCGCTTCATTGAAGATGGCAAGCAGGCTGTAATAGAGCAACCTTGCATTTCCCGGGAGGTAATTGCTCTTCTGCCATTGGTGGAACGAGTTCAAAAGATCGAGATATGTCACCCACTCACCGCCCCTGCGTCTTGATCCACTCTACGAGCTCATCCGCCGCGATAAGAGTGCTCCCGCCGATTCGATACACTGGGAATCCCGGTAGCCGCATCCAATTATAAAGCGTCTGCCTGCTCGTATCGATGAGCTGCGCAGCTTTAGATGGCCGCAAAAAAAGTTTTTCTGTTTCAAGTCCCACAAAAATCGCCTCCTGTCTGTACCAAACAACATAGCACGGGATTTTACACAATGACAACACATTATCTAAATATAAAGAGCCGTTAACCCCTTACATCTCAGCAGAAATTTCCCGAATGATTTCAAAGATTTTTTGTTTCTCATCGTCTGGAAGCTCCTTCCGAAGCTTGCGCGATAGCTGTGCATCCGCAATACCAAGCGCATCTGCTACCTGCCAAAGCCAAACGCCATTTCCCGCCGCTGCACGTCGAACATCAATATTGCACATTCTTTTCTCCTTTCATCATTGTTGTTGACTTCTGATGCTGAGTATATTATACTATCGTCAAAGAGGGTTGAATAGCCCGTTTTCAACCCATAAATTTGAGTAAAAATATTTTAGGAGGGTTTTTTAGCCCATTATGAATTATACTGATAGAAAACGCTGTATCGGAAATCGCATAAAAAAAGAGCGCGAGTCACTTGGGTTAAGTAGAGGAGAACTCCTTACTAAGATTTACAAGTCGGAAAGTTCACACAAAACTCTTGCGGCTTGGGAGAAAGGAGAACGACTCCCCGATTTAGACTCGCTTGCTTTGATGGCCGATCTGTTCGATTGTGATATGGGATATCTCTTAGGCGATTATGAAGAGCGCCATTATATAGCTGCCGATATTTGCGGTAAAACGAAACTTTCCGAATCAGCCATTAACAATCTCTTATTATTAGCCAAATCTGAAAGCAATGATGATTTTTGGGCCGACACTCGTAATTATTTGTCATTTCTGCTTGAACACAGTACTGATTTTCTTGTCAACCCAGTAATAAATGTATCCAAATATGTAGATGCCAGCTTAATGATTCGACACTACAAAGATGAAGTCCTCCCTATGTTGCAGTATAGTCCTGAATATAAACAAGATATATGGACGAGGTCAATTAGCGAAAAAGATGCTGAAATTAGGGCAAAAAAGGCAAAAGTTTATAATGAAATTCGACGTTTACAAGATGTGTGCACAGCTAATCGCTATTACAGCGAAAAAGCCGCCGCTTCTGCAATCTCAGATTTTATTGACTATTTAGAAAAACAATGCATCGCCGCAGATGAAGGCAGGAAAAAGTAAAAACCGCCCCCGGTGTTGCAGCACCGAGGACGGTTATAAGGGGCAGCAAACTGAGAAGCCTACTGCCCTCCAATCATAACAAATGCAGGAGGAAAAAGCAATGCCAAGAA